ACACAATTGTAACTGCATCTGCAGATCACGTGTTATATGAAGCTCAAATTGATTCTGCAGACGTTATAACATTGTCTGGAAATGATGATAATCAATTGGCAGCATTTTTAACGTCGTCAACATCTGATGTTGGAACTACATATTCATTTGAAAATATTATAGTATCTGGAAGTGCAAATGTTAATTTACTTACACAAGATAATATATTATTATTAACACAAGATGGATTTGATTTAACTACACAAGCTACTCCGGATCAGCCTGGTTATTTAGTAGTATTTACGCCGGAGTATGCATCAGAGGCAATACTACCAGTATTTGAATCCGCAGTTTTATCAGAGTTCCAACTAGTTGTATATGATACTCCAGGAAATATTGCAACTCAAGATAATATATTTTTACAAACACAAGATGGATTTTCTTTAATTGAACAAGGCGTTGGAACATTAGTAGCAGCACAAGTTCAGGATTACTTGCCAACTGGTATTAATAATTTATTTTATAATGGAAGCCAAATGACTAGTCCAGATTTTAATATTTCGTCAACACAAACGATCGATGGCGGTCCAGTTGTAGAATTTAATTTAACAAATCCAAATCAATTAATATACACAAACAATCCTGGGGCGCAGGGTAGTTTTATAATAAACTAAATAAACGACATAAAATTCAATTGAAATATATTTATATTAAATAAAGGTTAATCATTATGGGATATTTAAATAACAGTAGTGTAACTGTTGATGCAATTCTTACGTTGAAAGGACGTGAATTGTTAGCAAAGGGAGGAAATGCCTTTTCAATTACACAATTTGCAGTTGGTGATGATGAAATTGATTATTCATTATATAATGCAAATCATCCATTAGGAACAAATTTTTACGGTACAATTATAGAAAATTTGCCTATAACTGAAGCAATTCCTGATGAAACTCAAGCATTGAGATATAAATTAGTATCACTTCCTAAACAAACTACAAATTTACCAGTAGTAACAGTTGGTAATTCTTCTATTACATTGCAAGGGCCTGGTACATCTGATATTATTGCACCAAATACTGCTAATATACAAGGCGGTAATGCAAATCTAGGATATACAGCAATATTGTCAGATTCGACTGTTGCTGATATACAAGTAACTACAGCATTAAGTAATCCAGGAACTCTTCCTACTACTCCTAGATTTATTGGAGATAATGAAGATGCACAAAGTGTTGCGGTAGCTGGATTTGAGTTTAGAGTTGTAGCTAAAACATTGATTGTTGCATCTAAAACAGCAACAGTTACAATTATTGGAAATGAAACGGGTGGTGCAGTTACTATTAATTTGACGGTGAATAAAGCAACAACTGCTAATCTTAATGCTTAAGTAGTAGAAAATGGAAAATATGAAAACAATTAAACAATTAAAACGTCAGCAAAGATTAGGGAAAGTTCTAGCTACAAATAATCAAACATCTCCAGCTTCTGCTTCGCCTACATCAGCAGCAAATCAGGCTGCAACAGCAGTTGTAGCTACTACAGATACTGCTAATAGTATTAATGCCCAGGTGCAACAATTAGCTCAAGTATTAGCAAATGAAATAGTTGCTGAACAACAACAATTACAAGTACTTGCAAGAAATGGTCGAGTGTTTACTAAGTTTGATCCTGTCAATGATATTATTGACAACCAAACTGAAACGGTAACAGCTGGTTTATGGAGTAGTGGTGTAGCAAGTTTAACTACATTTTTTACTTCATCGGCTCAAACTACATCTCAGAAAAGATATTACGTTGATGTATTAGATGGTGATCCTAGCGTAACAGGCTCAGTTGATCAATTTGCATTAGCATATGGAAATGCATTGGGTAGTGGTTCTTCTAACCTAGGTAATTCTGATTCTCCATCTAAAGCAATATATGGACAGTATCGACAACTTTTATTGAATCCAACGGATAGTAGATTTACCACTGCTGGTTCTGGAAGCACTGATTCTATATATGTTATTAATTTTAAACGTAACAGATTAAAAGAACGTTTAGATGCAGGTAATTTTGAAATAGCATTAGCAGCAATGTCTGCTTCAGCCGATACAAATGCAACAGGAAGTAATGTAGCAGTTACGGGTAGTTCACCAGCAATACAATTAATAGATGATTCTTCAACCACTAGTGCTACAACTACAGATTCAGGAAAGGTTTTTAATATTGTTTCTGGATCAATAAATAATGGTGTTTTTAATTCAGCTGCTCCTGTTTATTATGGATTAGCATATCCAGATCATGGTACATTGATATTAGACGGAAAAATGTTGGATCAACAATTAGATTTTCAAACTAATACCGGATCTAATTCGGAAGGAAATAATCATTATCGTTTATTTCATTCGATATCTGGTTCTGCAGTTTTACAGTCATTAGGATTTCAAGCAAGAAATTCTGAAAAGATTGCTAGCACACATTATTTTGTAAGAATTAAAAATGCTGAATATAACTTTTCAAATAATCCTTCTTATACTACTGGTAGTGATGGTTTAATTGCTCAATCTGATTTTATTGGTGATCCTAAAGCATATATTACCACAGTTGGATTGTATAGTAACGCTAACGAATTATTAGCAGTAGCTAAACTTTCAAAACCATTATTAAAATCATTTCAGCGAGAAGCATTGATAAGAGTAAAATTAGATTTTTAATATTTTAATACGTATTTTAGCCTCGTTATATTTATATTAAATGTAGCGAGGTTTTACTATTATGTCTGAAACAGAAATAGACGATAACAATATAGAAGAAGGATTATATCCAGAAGTATTTAAAAAAATAGATTCTGCTGATATTCAAATTAATCCATTCAATGCATTTAAAACATTCACTGTTTTAAGTGGAAGTGCTACAAGTAGTATATTACCGCTTCAAGGAGTATACACAGACACCAATAACTTACCAGCAATTGATTCAAATTTAGATTATAATAAAGCATCTAATATTGATGGTAGCTTGCAAAGTATTATATATTTTTCTACCAATCATTTATTTTATAAAAGAAAAAATCAACCAGCAAATACATTTGGTCCAACAAATTTAAATCGTACTAGTAAATTTTTATACGAATCAGCATCAGTCTTTTCAGTACCTCAAATTAAAACCGGTAATAGTATTAAACCAGCTTCATTTACGTTTACTAGTAGTGTGTCAGGATCGTTTGCATCTGATCGTTATGGAAATATTATAGACTCTGCATTTGATACTGCATCTATAGTAACTGATACTACATTTTATGAGGGATTCAATGAATATTTTGATACTTCTAGAATAACATATGAATCTGTAGGAGTAACATATGTAGATGGTGTAACTACAACTAGTGGTCGAGAATTATCATTAGGATTAGCAGCTGAATTTAATCAGAATGGATTTATACAACAACCATTATCTGGATTTTATAATAGAGATAATGATTATGCAATATCATTTTTTATCAGTGGAGGTAACTATACAGAAAGTGATCAATTAATAATAACAAAAGCAACTAGTTCAATAACGCCACAATATCCATTTAAAGTAGAATTAACAGGAATTGGGTTTTTATCAACAGAAGCCGGCGTTTCATTGAGTACTGAAGATGGTATTTCTTTAAGTACTGAAGATGATGTTAATCGAATACAATTTAGTGCACAAGGAGCTCCGAATCAAAGATCTTCGATTACTTCAACTACAGAAGCTTCTTCTTCATGGAATCATGTTGTTTGTCAAAAGTCCGGAAGTAATTTACAATTATATGTAAATGGAACTTTAGAATCGTCTCAATTTAACACTGTATTACAAGAAATAGAAAATCCATTATCTGCTAGTGCTAGAATAGATAACAATGAAAATATATCTATAGGTGGATATCAAACCAATGATGGATTAGATCCATATTTTATTACTGTGGGTACTGATGTTATTTCTATTGCTACTCAAACAAATGATATATTAACAACGCAAGACGGCATAACTTTAGTATATGAATTTACAGATGATGATATATTAACAACTCAAGATGATACATCATTAACACAACAAACTAGTTTCTTACCTGCAAATTTATCTGGAAAATTAGATGAAATAAGAATATTTAATAAATCATTGACAAGTGCACAAGTAACTAATTTAGGAAATCGTTTAGAAGGTGGCTCTGTGTTGCAAACAGAACGAGTTGGAAATGTGTTTGATAAACATGGATTATTTGTGTTTTCTTCTGCAGATTATCGCGTAGACAATTTATTAAATACACCATATACTTTATCATATAAAAGTACCGTTACAATACATGAATTATCAGTAACTACTAGATTGGGTCAAGGCGAGTTTAATATGTCTAACAATGTTACTCTTACAAAAGATGATAATAATACATATCGTAATTTTGTTACTGGTAGTGCTTTTGCACCATATGTAACTAGTATTGGATTGTACAATGATTTAGGTCAATTATTAGCTGTTGCTAAATTAGCCCAACCAATCAAAAAAAGAAATGATGTAGATATTAATTTTTTAGTTAGAATTGATTTAGATAAAAAGATAATTAAATGATACGATTAAAAAACATATTATTAGAATTAAAAGATGTTGATGTATCTAGATTATTAACAAAGATCAATGACAAACAATATAGATTTTTTGATCAAGGTGATAATGGCCGTGTTTATGAAATTGATGATGAAGATAAACTTTTTAAAATAACTAATGAATCAGATGAGTTTGATGTAGCTACTGTGATAGTAGGTAGATTTGGAGAATTTAGCACTTTTATTCCGGTGTATTATGTTAACAATAAAAAACAATTATATATAATGTCTAAGGCAAGTCCTTTGTCAGGAACTGATTCTGATAATATTAATCGTTTTATGCAATCGTATAAACAGTATGCTAGAGAGCAAGGTGGAGAAATTTCTATCTTTGATTATTTAGATGCGGACGGCGCCCGAGACGTAGATCAAGAATTAATATCATTTTTACGAGCTTTACAACAAGATATTAATAAAATGGGTATAATGGATCTAGATTTAGATTTAGACTTTAAAACAGACAACGTGATGCGTTGGCAGAGTCGGTTAGTGTTAATAGATTGGTAAAACGTAAAACAGGATATTTATATAAAATGGATAAATTTACAAAAATAATATTAGAGCGCATTGGTAAAGGTGATGTTGGATTATCAGGAGCACTTGCACCAGAGCAAATTAAATATAAACGCCAGTATGGTATAGATGCAGTTAATGATACTTTTAGAATTATTGACAAACATGGACGAGGTAAAAAATACTCTCCACTTAAAGGAATAGAATTAATTCCATATTTTAAAAATTTACCTTCTTTTAAACCGTATACTAATGGTAATTATATAATTGTATTAGATTTAAAGAGTCAAGAACCAGGAAAAAAAGAATCTATTTGGCACGTTAGTGTGATTGATCCAATTAAAGCATTTCCTAGACTAGATCAATTTGGTTGGAACCAATTCTTATCAAAAAATAATTTAGGTAAAGTTATACGTTCATATGTAATTGATACTGATCAGTATGATAAATTAAAAGTATATAAAACAAAGTATGCCACAGTGACAGTTGGTGGTCCTAGTGGAGGTGAAACGGTGTTAGATTTTAAAAAACGTGTTTCAGCTGAAGAATATAATGAATGGGAGTATAATCAATCCAGTCCTGGAGTTAACTCAGCTTATAAAGATGAGATTAAAAAGATACAAAAAGATGAAAAAGATGTTGTAGTAAATACAACCAATGCTAAATTTCAACAAGTATTAAATAATTTTTACATTAAATTTAATTTAACTGGAGAATCAGAATATATAAATTTTGTAAGAACAAGTAAACGACCAGATGGATCATGGGATGGTGATATTGGTACCAGAACTACGGACGCTATTAAATATGTTAAAGATGGATTGGAACCAGAATATACTGGTAATAATATAAATAATTTCACTAAACGATTACAAAGTGAAATAGATGCTGTAGTAAACGAATCAGTAAATTATTTTAAAGGTGATAATATACAAGTATCATTGTCAGGCTTATTTGAACAAGCATTAAAAGAAGGTTTCGATAAAGAAAAAGCAGACGCTGCACGTAAAACTAAAAAAGCAGAGAAACCTGTTAAAAAAGTTGCAGCAAAAAAAACATTTCCTAAGAAAAAAGCAGCTCCCAAGAAAAAGACTGAAACAGAAAATCCAGTATTTGGGAATAAACCTCCATTTAAAGAGGTACCAGATAACTTTGCTGGCCAAGGAACATATCATTTAAAGCATGATTTTATTAAATATCGTTATACATATGTTGGGGAGTTTAAAAATGGTGATTATAATGGCCAAGGAATTAAAACATATGGTGATGGTCGAATTGAAACGGGTGTTTTTAAAAATGGGAAATATATTGGAAAATCTAAAGATACATCTAATAAAATAGTTCGTCAAAAAAATGGATTTCTTATTTCTAAAAGTTCATTAGATACATTTAGAGAAGATTATAAAAAATATTCAACTGATACTACGGGTAAGGAGCTTGGTGCTAAAAAATTAATGTATGGTAAATCATTTAAAATTAGAAATGGAATTGGTGCATATAAAGATAATCAGTGGCGAGGATATCAACAAGTCAATACTAATTACGTAGATTCTAAAGGAAATATTGATCCCGGAGTTTTTGATAGAAATTTTTCACCTTATACTTGGAACAATGTTAAAAAAGGAACATTATTAAATGTTAAGATTACAGCTGTTAAGTTTATTGTAGGTCCATATTACGGAAAACCAGAACCAAATATATACACATATGTATATTGTACAACACCAAATACAGATAAAGGATTTTGGGTACCAACTACATGGATTACTCTTAATTAATATAAAAAAGGTTATATGAAAAAAAATCATTGGCATACTGCTGGAAGTAAAAAACGACAAGCAGCCTATAAATACGGTTATAAATCAGGATTAGAATTAACAGTAGCAGAACAAATTAAATCTAATAATTACGAAGTTTGTTATGAAACTGAAACATTGCATTATATAGTACCAGAATCAAAACATAAATATACTCCGGATTTTGTATTTACTAAACGAGATGGAACATTGATGTATATTGAAACAAAAGGTCGTTGGACTGCAACGGATCGTAAAAAAATGAAACATGTATTAAAGTCAAATCCTGATATGGATATACGAATGGTGTTTCAAAGTCCAAATCAAAAAATATCTAAAGGTAGTAAAACAACATATGAAGCCTATGCAATTAAGATGGGTATTCCTTATGTAGCAAAAAAAGAAATACCGGTAGAATGGATGGCGGAATGTTTAAAACCAGGCGAAGAAGTGCAGGATCCGAAACGTTTTTTTGTATAAGGTTTGATTTGTGAAAAAAAAATAATATATTCATTAAAATGATGTTAATTATTTAAAATGATTGATTCAGACTTGAATTGATCGTTAGACCAGAAATGTAGTGTATGTGTCTAACCATAATTATATAATATTATTATATATTAATTGGATTAATTGGATATATTACAGTTATTTTCTATTATATAGTATATGCAAAATCTAAAGTTATTACAGTTACTGGAATCTGTATTAGGTAAAGGTAAATCTACATCCGGAAATAACGTTGCATTTTTCTCTCCATTTACATCACATTATAAACCTAAATTAGAAATAGATATTAATACTACATCTGATGGCCAAAATGCTTGGCACTGTTGGATATCTGATAAAAAAGGTAGAAGTATAACTTCTTTATTTAAACAATTAAATTTAGGTAAACAATATTTTGAACAATTATCCAGAATAATTAAATCAGCAAAATATAAAAACTTTGATACCGAGGTTAAACAAATTGAAGTTATATCATTACCAGAAGAATATAATCCATTATGGAAACATAAAAATACACCTGACTTTCGTAATGCAATTTCATATCTTAAAAGAAGAGGCGTTACAATATTTGACATCTTAAAATATAGAATTGGTTATTGTGAACGAGGAGAATATTCTGGTAAAATAATTATTCCTAGCTATGATTGTGATGGTCAATTAAATTATTTTGTAAGTCGAGCATATTATAAAGCAGATAAGTATAAACATAAAAATCCAAAAATATCAAAAGACATAATTGGATTTGATCTAACAATTAATTGGTCAGAACCTATAGTTCTATGTGAAGGTGCATTTGATGCAATTGCAATAAAAAGAAATGCAATACCTTTGTTTGGTAAAATTATACAACCCCAATTGCAAAAGAAAATTATAGAAAAACGAGTTAAAGAAATTTATATATGTTTAGATGCAGATGCAATACGTAATGCATTGTCAATTGCTAAGAGATTTATGGGTGAAGGATTAAATGTATATTTTATAGAATTAAAAACTGAAGATGCGTCTGATTTAGGATTTCAACGCATCACAGAAATTATAGAAGAAACTGGAGTAATGACATTTGAACAACAAATGCAGCTCCAAATAGAACATATATGGAAATAAAACAAATACCAAACAGAATACAACAAGCAGATCGAATTTATCATATATCTGACGTGCATATTCGTACTTTAAAGAGACATCGTGAGTATCGTGATGTATTTAAAAATATGTTTAATTATATTGATAAAACTAAAACTGAAAATAGTATAGCCGTTGTAACTGGAGATATTGTTCATAGTAAATTAGATATGTCGCCAGAATTGATTAGAATGCTCACTGACTTTTTTAGTGGATTTAATATTCCAACCATAGTGATACTTGGTAATCATGACATGAATCTTAACAATTTATATCGTGAAGATGCATTGTCTCCGGTATTGGATATGATAAAAAATGATAACATTGTTTTTATTAAAGATAATGGAGTATTTGATTTTGCCGGAATAACATGGAATCATATGGCGGTTGATGTTGAGCCATCACAATACATTAATGGCAATGCCATTGTTACTAACAATAAAAAAATAGCATTGCATCATGGAGCAGTTCATTCTGCTAAAACAGATATAGGTTATGAAATATCCAATGAACATGTAACTACTGAATTGTTTTCTGGCCATGATATGACGCTATTAGGTGACATTCATAAACCTGCACAATTCTTAACAAAAACAATTGCATATCCAGGTTCTCTTATTCAACAAAATCATGGAGAAGTATTAGATCATGGAATATTAGTTTGGGACGTTGATAAACAAAATGCTGAGTTTGTAGAAATACACAACGATTATGGTTATGTTACAATAGAAACAGAAGGTGATCAAATAGTGAAGTCGCCACATCGTATGCCTAACAAACCTCGTATAAGAATTAAGTTCAACGAAACGACTGCAGCTGACATGAAAAAGTTAGTTACAATGATTCGTAAAAAATACACAGTTCAAGATATTACAATTCAACGTACAATTACATCTGCTAACGATTCTGAGTCAGGATCTATAACTATAGGCAATGTTAGAGACGTTGAATATCAAAACACATTGTTAACTAATTTCATTAACACTAAGTTTCCAACTGCTACTGATGAAGAGTTAGATGCTATAAGACATATCAATCGAACTATTAATTCAAAACTTCCTGCAGTAGAAAGTGTAAGACATATAACATGGCATCCGGTATCATTTGAATTTGAAAATATGTTTTCATATGGTGAAGGTAATCATGTAGACTTTGAAAAAATGAATGATGTATGTGGATTATTTGCTGCAAATACGAGTGGTAAGTCATCATTACTAGATGCGATAACTTATACTATATTTGACAAATGCAGTAAAACAAGTAAAGCACATGAAGTTTTAAACAATAAAAAGAGTAGTTTTAAAGGAATATTTAAATTTAAAATGAATAATGTTCTTTACACTATTGAACGTGTAGGAAACAGAAAAAAAGACAATCACGTAAAAGTTGATGTTAATTTTTACACTGAAACTGAAAATTTAAATGGTGATGAGCGAAGTGATACTAATAAAAGTATACGCCGGTATTTAGGAACATACAATGACTTTATTTTAACTGCATTTTCACTTCAAGCAGATAATAATAATTTTATTGAAAAATCTCAGAGAGAACGTAAAGATTTATTATCACAATTTTTAGATATAACAGTTTTTGAGCAATTATATCATTTAGCTACAGATGAAATAAAAGAAACGTCTGGAAGATTAAAAGCATTTAAGAAAACTGATTTTGCTGAAACAATCACAACGTCTGATGATATTATTAAAAACAATGAAAAATCAATAAATAAAACAACTACATCAGAATCTAAAAATCAAACTCTCAGAAATAAACTGCAGGAACAAATTGTGCAGATAATTGAAACAAAACAACCTACTACATATGAAGGTGATAATATAGAAATATTAATTACACAAGAAAATGATTTAACAGATAAAGTTGAAGTTTTACAATCAACAATAGAAGACACAGAACAATTGATATCAAAACATCAAGAAAAAATTAATATTATAGAAGAATCTGTTACAATTAAAAATTATGATAAAGTAGCAATTGCCAAAGGAACTGAGTATTTATCAGAACAAGAGCAAGTTTTAAATAGATTGCATGAAGATCAGAAAAAACAAAATGGGCTAATAAATGATAAGCAGAAAAAAATTAAACATCTTGAAACGCACAAATACGATGAAAATTGCGAATATTGTATATCTAACGTTTTCGTTCAGGACGCAATGCAAGCCAAGAACGAGATTAATCAAGATAGAAAAATATTAAATGATTTAACAGTAAAAATTGATGAATTAACAACTGAGATTGATGATTTACAAACGTATAAAACTCAATTAAATGAATATAATAATAGTATAGATAAAATTGAATTATATAAAAATAAAATAGAAATTCAAGAATTGCAACTTCAAATTCATGAAAATGATTTACAAACTAAAGAATCTGAATTAGAAAATAATATAGAAAAACAAGAATCATTTCGACGCAATGAATCTGCAATATTACATAATCAAGAAATTGATAAACAAATTATAGACTGTAAAACTCAAATTGACACTGTAACCGCAGAATTAAAAAAACTTCAAAATCAAATTAAAACTAATCACGGTGAAATTGAAGTAGCAAAAACAAAACGTAAAACTGCATTGGAACAATTAGAAACATATCGACAATTAGAAACTGAATATAAAGCATATGAATATTATTTAAAATCAGTTAAAAGAGATGGTGTTCCTTATGAATTAATATCCACTGCAATTCCTAAAATTGAAACTGAAATAAACAATGTTTTAAATCAAGTAGTAGATTTTAACATGGTATTAAACACTGACGGTAAGAATATTAACGGATATATTATATATGACGAAGATAATTATTGGCCATTAGAATTAACGTCGGGAATGGAAAGATTTATATCTAGTTTAGCAATACGTATAGCACTTATCAATGTTTCTGCTTTACCAAGACCTAATTTTATTGCAATCGACGAAGGATGGGGAAGTTTAGATGCAGAACATATTTCTGCAGTAGCAAATCTATTTGATTATTTTAGAACCAAATTTGATTTTTCAATTATTATATCACATGTAGATACAATGCGTGATATGGTAGATAATTTAATTGAAGTTAATAAACCTAACGGATACAGCCAGATTCTACATGTTTGATATTTATATAAAAAAGTATAATGATCCATGGAACAAAAACAAGCTGTATATAAAGGTTTAGAATTTATACCTGTTTTATTTGTAGATCAGTCACTAACATCTCCAGACTATTTTCAAATAACAGAGTTCCCAACACGATTAACTGCAGGTAAAAATTTATTTAAACTTCGTGGCCATCCTAGTAATTTAACTACTGGTGGTGCATTAGGATTTGAAGTTTTAGATTATAATGGCAATCCTATATACAGTGAAGTTATAGATTATATTGATGAAGATAAAAGTCGTGTAATTGCAATTTATATTTATAAAGACACATCGCCTGGTGATTGTACTATAACTTTAGTGGCTGAAGCTTCTGTGATACAAGGAGTATCAACGCCTGCAGAATTTCAAGGTCAAGTTAGTGTTCGATGGTCAAGAACAGTTGCAGTTAATCCACTTGTACCAAATGTTTCAGAAATTATATTTGAAAATCTACCATCCGTTAAAATACAAGAACAAGTTGGAGTTCAATTAGACAGACAATACACAGAACCAGATTCTATTACTGATCAAGCTAATAACACAATAACAACTGAAGATGGAACACTGTTAAGTACCCAAACAGATACGTCTATAACACAATTTCCAACATATGCCGTAGGTACAGCTAAATTTTTTATATCCAATCAGATACAACCAACAATTGAATTAACTAGCGGAGTAGACGATATAACTACAGAAGATGGTATTACATTGCAAGCTCAAGATGGTGTAACATTAATTGGTACTCAAACTAATAATGCTGGATTATTCGTTGCTGATATGTTAGGAGGAACTATTACAATAAACAATCCTGCAGATCCTTTACCTACACCGTCATATCCGATTGCCTTAACGCCTTACGTGTCTACGATAAAAAAGATATTAACTCCAACAACGGCATTGTTAGATTCAGCCTATACGGTATTTAGTAGCCAAAGTATATTTCCGCATACATTTAATGAATTTGGTGATTCGGCATATTCTATATCATATGAAGCTACTCCAGCATATACAGAAACACAAAACTCACAATCTTTTGCACTCATCGAAATAGAAGGTTTAGAACCAGCAACAGGAGATGTTAGTCGAACTAAAGTATTTACAAATAATAATGGAACAATTGGTACATTTGAATTAATAAATGATGTTGAATTAGAAGAAACAGAAATATTTGTTCCTAGCACATCATCTCTACTTCCAGATGTAAGTATTGGTGTATTCACATCACAGAGTATTATTGATACATATTGGGAAGCACATACATATTTATCTGCTACTGAAGAAACTGCACCAACATTAACATTGACATCTACATTGTTAGATAGTGCAGTGTTAATTAGTAGTTCGGCAGATATAACTGCAAATGATCATGTTTTAACTTTTCAAACAAAAGATGAATATCAAGGAGTATTTATTGCTACTAGTAGTTATAAAGTTACTTTTGATGCATTAGGAACACGCAATGCATCAAGTAATAATCAAGATCCAATAATCAGTGTTTACATGTCCGGTAGTGCTTTTGATTATGACTCAACAGATTTATTCAATCAAAATTTACCAGTAAAATTAGGTAAACGAATAGGAGAAATACGTAGCACATCAGATTCACAAAGATTTGACGATCAAGTGTTTAACTTTCAAACTGATAATTCAGGTCATGGAACTATAATATTTGTAGTAGAAAGTGGAGTATGGCAGATAGCTGACATAAAGACAACAACTGACAATGATCCTGGATATACGCCAAATTATACAAGACTAAAAACATTTATAGAAACTACACATAAAATAGACAATCAAATATCATTTAAAATAGAATATTATAATGTTGATGGTGTTGCAAGTAAACAGATTACTTTTGTTAATAATCTAGATTGGGAAGGTGGTAATCGTTACGTAGATGGAAACTTTTCAATGCTTACTGGTTCATTGTTTGTAGCTGATTCATTGAATAGTGG